GTTCTTACTTGCAACTGGTAAAAGTGGTGCAATCTTCTTTTTCCCTTGGTTTGCAGCAATGGCATGTTACTACAGTATCCTCTGTAAAGACTGGAATTGGGGTAAGTACTTAGATGGTAACTTCGCTATTATTGCGACTGTTGTACTCGCTCTTGGAGGGGTTGTAGGGCAGATTAAGGAACCAGTAATGGCATACCTTAAATCAGCAGATCCTAGCATGATTATACCTGTTTCTATCGTTGCAACCATTGCAGCATGGATAATGGGGTCATCTGGCAAGTATGCTGGTATGACATCTGCATTGGTGCTAATATTTGGTGATAAATATCTCGTCTGGTTTCTAGCAACAGAATATTCTGGATACCTTCTATCTCCAGCACATAAGTGCTTAATGATAGGTCAGCAATACTTCGGTACACCTATTCGCAAGTATTATAAGGTTCTAGGTGGTCTCTGTGCATGGTTAATTGGATATGCCTTTATAACAACGTTTGTAATATGAACTTTGCCGTATATTCAAAGGATGGATGTCCTTTTTGTGATAGAATCAAACAAGTCCTAGAATTAGGAAATTTCAATTTTGTTGAATATAGTCTAAATAAGAACTTTGACGAACAAAGTTTCTATGGTGAATTTGGGGATGGGGCAACTTTTCCTCAAGTAGTCGTAAATGGAAAGAAATTGGGTGGTTGTCAAGATACAGTTAAGTACCTTAAAGAACACAATTTTATCTAATGGAACCAGAAGATCAACTCATCGATATGATTGAAAAAGTCGTAGATGATGCAATGTTTCAACACAAGCATACATTTAGGATGCGTTATTATTTGGATCTGAACAATTTCACTAAAAAGACAGTAACTGACTTTTTAAAAAGTGGAACAGCAAAGAATGTATTCTCTACTATTGAAGATTTAGATCTTTTGATAGAAGGAGGTCATTCTGACATAAGAGAAGCATACCCTAACTGGACTAGACCAGAAGCGAGGGTAATTCGTAAGTATTTGAATTCAATTTTACAAGATGCAAGGGAATATCAAGGAAAGAAGGGCAAAAACAGACGTTCTAAATAAAGGTATAGAGGTTATGCTCCCAAGGAGCAGGAGGAGAGAACAACCTAGTTGGTTTGATCGAACCCTCCCGTTGCTAAACTGGTTTGTTCGTGTTAGAATAGACATTAAGCAAGGACCATAATGGAAACAAACGTAATTCTATTTTTTTCAGCAGTGGGTATGATTTTTACCCTAGTGCTAGGAGCAGTGATTGGATGGATCTACAAATCTACTGTAGACACTCATACACTCAAACGACAGATGAACAATCTTCACCCCGAATTCTTAGATGGTAATGGGGCATATATCCAAGAAGAACTGCTTGCAGTTAAATTTGCGGATATTGACGATTACCTTGACGAAGATGCCGAGGAGTGATATAATTAACAGTAAAACTTGAATTGAAATGGCACCCAAAAAATTACCTAACGATGCGTTGTTAACTGAGATACTCCAAAAGGTCTCATCAGCTAAAACCAAAAAGGAAAAAGTTGATATCCTTCTAGAGTATAATAATCCAGGACTTCGTGCGATTCTAATCATTAATTTTGATGAATCACTTAAATTCCTTCTACCAGAAGGAGCACCACCATATAGGGCTAGTGATGCACCCGCAGGAACAGATCATACTCGTTTAGATAATGAGTATCGTGGTTTCTATAGATTCTTTAAGGGTGGAGATAGTACCATTAAAGGGATGAAACGTGAACAGTTATATGTTCAGTTATTAGAAGGTCTTCATGCTGATGAAGCAGAATTGGTCATACTTGCATGTAACAAAGACATCCAATCTAAGTATAGAGTTACTAAGCAGGTTGTATCTGAAGCATTCCCTTCAATAGAATGGGGTAATCGTGGATGATCTGGGCAAGTAATGATGACGTTCAGAATACTGCTGCACAGTATAGTATAACTATCCTTAATATTGCTTGTAAAATAGAAGCATCTATGAATAAGAAATTACCCACTAATGCATTACTTGTTCATTATCTGGATTTAGAGAAGGATGGAGAGCATTTAGTAGATACCTATGATATTGTCATGGGTTCTAAGGTAGATACTTTCGATTGCTATTATGACAAACTCGGAAAGAACAAACTCAAAGCCATCGGATTCTGTAGAGGAACAATTAGACCCCAACAGTTCGATTCAAAGTCTTATCTCAAGTCAGGTAACTGATCTGTTTAAGGTTAAGGCAAAGAAGCAGGATGATTGGCTCTTCAACGAAGATGTTGAAGATTACGATATAGATGGGCTAGCGGATACGTTGTTTGAATCTCTATACAAACACACTAACGAAATAACTCCTAATGAAGGACAAGAAAGCAGCCAAGAGAATCATCAAATTGGCGAAGAAACATCCTGATTGGTATAGCAAACAGGATGTAATGTATGCTAAATTTATTAAAAAACGTGAGAAATTAAAACAAGATGAACGTAAAGCTAGTGACAGTGACCCCAGAAGCAGAAAAGCAGATGGGTTACATAGCAAGAGTGAGCAATCCAAACAACCAAGGAAATCCAGCAGTAGCAGGGTTACTAGGTTACTGCATAAAGCATGGTCATTGGTCAGTCTTCGAGCAGGCTCACATGACAGTCGAGATAGAGACAACTAGAGGTCTTGCTGCACAAATATTAAGACATAGATCTTTTACATTCCAAGAATTCTCACAGAGATATGCTGACACTAACCTGTTGGCAGATGAGATTCCTATGTTTGATCTTAGGCATCAGGACACTAAGAATAGGCAGAATAGTACAGATGACGTACCACCGAACAAGAAACAAGACCTTCAAGAAAAGATTGCAGAACATTTCGTTGAAGCGATGGATCTTTACAATGAACTCCTCGCTTCAGGTATTGCGAAGGAATGTGCGAGATTTGTTCTCCCGTTAGCAACACCTACCCGAATCTATATGACAGGTAGTGTACGATCTTGGATCCACTATATAGAATTGAGGTCTGCACATGGTACTCAGAAAGAACACATGGATTTAGTGCACGAGGTACGACAGATCTTTAAACAACAGTTTCCTATCTGTACAAACGCTTTGAATTGGGAGTTTAAATGATGCCAAATTATGCAGTAAAGAATTACAATACAGGTGAGGAAAAAGAATTCACCATGACTGTTGCTCAGTATGAGCAATGGAGATCCGACAATCCCGAATGGGAGAAGAACTGGCAAGCTGGTACTATGTCATCTATCAGTGAGATAGGTGATTATCAGAACAAGCTTCCGCAAGGTTTCAAGGATCGCTTGAATAATGTTAAGAAACACCATCCTTACGCTAAATTCGACAAAATCTAGTATGCCTGTAAAAAGCAAGAAGAAACCAACAATGGTTGGATTATCGACCAGACAAATGAGACGCAAACCTATCCACTCTACCCATCTATTAGATATTAAACCCATCACACCTACCCAAGAGAAGGTATTTGATGCATGGGGTAAGAATAAGAATCTATTTCTATTTGGATGTGCTGGTACTGGTAAGTCATTTATTACAATCTATCTTGCTCTTAAGGAGATACTTGACGAAAAGACACCTTATGATAAACTGTATATTGTAAGGTCACTAGTTCCTACTAGAGAGATTGGTTTCCTACCAGGTGACCATGAGGATAAAGCAAACTTATATCAGATACCATATAAGAATATGGTAAGATATATGTTCGAGATGCCAGATGATAATTCATTTGACATGCTTTATGCTAACCTTAAGGCACAGGAAACCATCTCTTTCTGGTCTACATCATTCATCCGTGGTACCACTATCGATAATGCTATCGTATTGGTCGATGAATCTGAGAACCTTAACTTCCACGAACTTGACTCTATCATTACACGTCTAGGAGTTAATAGCAAGGTTATATTTGCAGGTGACGCTGCACAAACTGACTTGATCAAGGCACACGAGAAAACTGGTATCATGGACTTCAAGAAAATCATTGATGACATGGATGAGTTTGAGAGTATTCAATTTAATATTGATGATATCGTTAGGTCTGGTCTAGTCAAATCTTATTTGATTAGCAAATTGAACCTTGGAATTTAAACATTTAAACTTACACGATTTTCCTGATCTAAAAGCAACAACTACTAAGGAGGGTAGGAGGTACCAAGTTGAAGGTGCTTTCTATCCTTCTGTTACTACTGTCATAGGACATTCTAAAAAGAAGTCTATTATGGAGTGGCGTAAGAGGGTTGGTGAAGAAGAGGCGAATAAAATCTCTAAGAGGGCATCTACTAGAGGTAATAAGTGTCACAAGCTTTGTGAACTATACTTATTGAATCAAAATATTAGCAAATATAAGGATGACCCACTATCCATGGGGTTATTCCATCAGATCAAACCCTACCTAGATAGTATTAACAATATACATGCTCTAGAAGCACCTTTATCTTCTAAGATGTTAAAGATGGCAGGACGTGTAGATTGTATTGCCGAGTATAACGGTGAGCTTGCTATAATTGATTTTAAAACCTCAACTAAGTACAAACGTGAAGAGTGGATACACGACTACTTTGCACAAGAGACAGCTTATGCTATAATGTTTCAAGAGTTAACTGGTCAACAGGTCAAGAAACTCGTTACTATTATTGCCTGTGAAACAGGCGAACCACAGGTTTTTGAAATTTATGACAAGTTTAAGTATGCTCGCAAGCTTAAGGAGTACATTGATGCCTACAGGAGTTACTATGGCGAGTGGTAAAATCGATGAGGTCTTTGAAGAAAACTTCATGACATCAGCCAAGTTCTCGGTAGAGATAGAGAAGATCGTAAAAGAATCTACTTTAAACTACATTGAAGCAGTAGTACAGTTTTGCGAAGACAGGAATATAGAGATGACAGGTATCAATAAGTTGATATCTAAACCACTGAAAGAGAAATTAAAATATGACGCACAGCGTTTAAACTACATGAAGGCAACATCAAAGGGTATGTTGAAACTGTGACAGGATTTGAAGTCTACAAAATGTATCTTGCTTTGAAACTTCACTTCACATCCGACACCTACGATTATTTCCAATATGGGGGTACTGCTAAAGCATCCCAGAGATCTTTTGATCAACGTAAGGATAAGTTCTTTTTTGTCAAACTCTCAAGGAAGTTCAAGGACTTCGAGTTACGCGATTTTTTTGTAGCCAACATGGTCTCAGAGGATAAGGTATATCCCGCAACATTAGTGCGAGAAGGTGCCAAGAACTACTCTGACTACCTCAAACGCAAGGAAAGTCTTACATACCAGTTTAAGGAGGATGTAGGCACTCTCCATGACCTTCAAGAGGACTTCGAGGCATTGTTCACTAACACAAGTGTCCACCCGCCCCTTGTCAAAGCCTACTTAGGTGCTAAGATAAGCATCGAGACCCTCACAATATTCAACAAGATCTTCCATTTCATCCCACAGTTTGATAAAATCATCAGTGACGAGATAGTCTGGAAGCCACTACGTAATAAGGTAGTGAAGTACGACCCCTTTCTCAGTGTAGATACGGGTAAATATAAGAGCATAGTTCAAGCACAGTACCTATGAATAACTTTTTTGATTCAGATGTAGTAAGAAAGGAACTGCAGAGTATGCAAGACCTCTACCTGGAGATTAATAAGATGGGACTGATGCTTAGTGTCGAGGATAAAAAAGAGCAACTGCAAAAGATGATGAGATTGATAGATCTCCAGCAGACAATGTTCATGAGGGTTACACTCTCAGATGATCCACAGGCAAAGCAACTAGTCTCACAAGTCAAGAATGCCGCTTCAATGGTGGGAATGTCACCAAATGACATTAATCCCCAGTTTTATGACGGTCTTCGTGACAATGTACAAAAGATGATTGATCAATTACCTACATAATCCTAATGCATTTATTATTAACCTTGATTTGTATTTCGCTTATCGCTGTATCACTTGGATACGGCATTGTCCGACATTATGATCCTCACTAAAGTATGGAGGATATGGAAGTATGCCTTGGGAAGTTTCTCGGATCATACAACTACAGAGTATGATAATGCGGTATGTGCTGTTCGCAGTATTATTTTCATTACTTACCTTGTCACTAATTGTTTTAT